TCATCATGATAAATTCGGTTAGAAATACTGTAATGTCTATTATTAACAAGGATAATAATGGATACATAACGCCTGAAGAATTCAACTCGTTTGCAAAGCAAGCTCAGTTAGAAATCTTTAATCAATACTTTGTAGATTTTAAAAACTCAAAGTTGGCTGATTTTAAGCTTGGTGAGACATCAGGATATTCTGATATTACTAAGCAATTGGATCAAACAATTGACTATTTCTCTAAAAATGTACCATTGGTTTATGATTCAGGAACGCAAACATTTGCTATGCCATCTGGTTGGTTCTTACTTAATGCATTGTATTATAACCAAAAAGAAATAGAGCATGTTGATCAGAGAAATGTTTACAGATTATTGCAATCTAATTTAACTGCACCTAATACATTATATCCTGCATATGTTATGCAAGGTAACGATATTACTATATATCCATTAACTATTACAAGTGGAGTTGAGACATTTTACGTTCGTTTTCCATATGATCCTAAGTGGACATATACATTAGTTAATGGAAGTCCTTTGTTTAATCAAAGTGCTAACGATTATCAAGATTTTGAATTAACAACTTCAGACTTTCCAAAATTAGTTGTTAAAATTTGCGAATACGCAGGTACAAGTATTAGAGAGCAAGAGGTAGTAGCAAATGCTAAACAAGAAGAAATGTACATGGATCAAAAGGCACAATAATGACTCAAGAAGAATATTATACCAATGGCGGTGTTACACCTACAGATGCAAACTGGGGTACATATCAAAATGTAACATTAAAGGAAGTTGTTAATAACTTTCTATTAATGTATATGGATGATGGATATTTATTGAATAACGTCAATCGCTATAAAGTATTGTTTCATGCAAAGCGTGCAGTACAAGAGTTACAGTATGATGGTAACAGAGTTGTAAATACTTTACAACTTGAGGTTGGTGATAATTTAAAATTTGTATTGCCTCCAGACTATGTTAACTGGGTTCGCATCTCACTATTCTGCGGAGGCGTACTATACCCAATGCATGAGAACTTGCAAGCTAACTCTGCTACAGAATTCTTGCAAGACCAATATTATAATATTCTTTTTGATGAAGACGGTAATGCATTAATTGGTACATCTAAATTAGATGAGTCTCGCCTTATTGGTTTGAACCAATGCTACTGTGAGTATAATGATCAATGGGGATGGTATTTAGATGGATTATGGTATTTTAATTATGGACTTGGTCAATACTATGGATTAAATACTGAAGCTGCTACAGCTAACCCTACATTTACTATTAATAAAACAGAAGGTGTAATTAACTTCAGCACTGGTGTTCATCGTCAATCAGTAGTGTTAGAGTATATCTCTGACGGATTATATGGACTATCAGATGAAGAAATTCCTGTTCCAAAATTAGCAGAAGAATATATTTATTCTTACATTAAGTGGGCAATTTTAAATACAAAGGCTAATCAGCCTGAGTATGTTATTAATAGAGCACGTAAAGAAAAAGTCTCCAATTGGAGAAATGCTAAAATCAGATTAAGTAATTTACACCCTGGCCGATTATTAATGAACATGAGAGGTCAATCTAAGTGGATAAAATAAATGGCTGAGTTACAAAGAAACTTCCTTCAGGGGATAATGAATAAGGATTTAGATCCTCATTTTTTACCCGACGGACAATATCGTGATGCATTAAATATTATTGTTGGAGACTCAGATGGACAGTTTTTTTCTACTGATGGTTCTAATAATGGTGCAGCACAAAACTATTTAGGCAATACATTAATGAACTCTGCATTAGGTTTAACTAATGCAAAATGTATTGGTGCTTTATCTTATGATGCAGGAAATTTAATTTATTGGCTAGTTGCTGCAGATAACGCAGATGCTATCTTTGAATACAATGAGGCATTAGATTTAACTACAATTGTATTAAAGGCTACTAAGGCTACGCCTACAACTCCTTCATTACTTAATTTTAACAAGTCTTTTTTTGTTACAGGTATAAACTATATTGAAGGTTTATTATTTTGGACTGATAATTATAATCCACCAAGAAGAGTTAATATTGATCGTGCTAAAGACTATGGTGTAAATAATTTTACAGAGGCAGATATTAATGTTATTGTAGCTCCCCCACTAAGTGCTCCTAGTATTGCACTATCTAATACAGGAGACTCAAACAACTTGGAAGATAAATTTTTATACTTTGCTTATCGATATAAATATATTGATAACGAGTATAGTGCTTTATCGCCATTTTCTCCGGTAGCTTTTTTACCGAAGCAGTTTGAATATGACTATGGTGTTTCTGAAAACGTATCAATGACTAACTCGTTTAACACGGTTACGTTAACATACAACAGAGGAGGTGCTAATGTTATAGAAGTTCAACTTGTATATAGAGACACTAGAAGTTTAAATGCATATGTTATTGATAATATTCAAACAAGAACTTTAAGTTCTAATTTATCTCAAACATATCAATTTAAGAATAATAAAGTATATACAATACTTGATGCTGATCAAGTAAATAGACTTTTTGATAATGTTCCATTAAGAGCTAAGTCTCAAGAGTTAATTGGTAACAGATTAATATATGGTAATTATACTCAATTTTTTAATTTAGTAGATTGTCAAGGTGCTCCTATTTCGCCTATATTTAGTTTGTCATTAACAACACAAGCTATAACAAACAATAATCCTAAGCCTACATTTAAAAGTATTAGGGATTATGAAATTGGATTAGTTTATTTGGATAGTTATGGAAGAAGCACAACAGTCGTTATTCCAGAAGGAGATAATACAATTAATAGTAATACTATATTTATTCCTGGTACAAACTCTGGTTTAGCTAACAATATTCGTGTTACTATTAATAAAGATTATGAACCTCCTTGTTTTGCTACGTATTATAGATTTTACATTAAACAAAACAAACAAGATTATTACAACGTATTTCCTTTAACTTATTTTTCTGACGGAGATTTTAAATGGTTTTTAATAAACCAAGCAGATGTTAATAAGATATCTGTTGGTACTTATTTGTATTTAAAAAATAGCACAAATTCATCTCCTGAAACACAATATAAAATTTTAGATGTAGAATCAAAATCGGCAAACTTTTTAAACAACGGTAATTTACAACCTGCTGGTGTTTATTTTAAAGTAAAAGTTGCTAATACTTTTCTTCCTCCATCATTTAGTTATTCTGGATACGGTAGTAGAAATAATTTAGGTGGTACTGCAATCACTAACCAATTTGAAGTAGCTGAGAAAGCAATATTTTACGGAAGTGGTACAAATGATATGATTACTTCAAATAGTAATATATATACTAATACTGTACCTTCTGGTAAACCAAATGTTGATGCTAGATTCTATATAGAAATAGATACTGTAGGAACTACGGATACATTTAGATACTATATAATTTTTGGTAATAATCCGAAAACAGAAGGATCTGGTTATAGTATAAGTATACCTGCTAATACTGATATAACATTAAGTTATTCTGGAAACGCAAATGCAAGAAATGAAAGTGTTGGTAGTTATTTGGCTACAATGTCATGTACAATAAGATTTGCATCAAGTACAGGACATAAAAAAGGAGACTTTTGGGTTATTAATTGTAGAGCTACATATACTCCTAGTTTAGGACCTTTAAATATATTTGGTGGAGTTTCAGCGATAAATACTGTAAATACAGCATTATCTGCTGTATATGCAACTACAAGACAATGGTCATCAAATAATTTTAATACGGGAAGTAGACCAATTTATGCAGGTTCAGTTTTAGAATTTTCAGTTAAATATGGTACAACAGGAACTGAAATTAAAAAACAATTTATTTCATCTTCTTATTATGCAAATATTGAAGAATGGTTTATACAAGATGGAGCTTATGACAACTTTAATTTTTTAGATGGAGGCGCATCAAGTGTAACTTTTAGAAGAGTTGTTACTTTACCTACTAGCAATACTGGACAAACTGGAAGCCAAGGTATTAGTATTAGTGAGACAAATTTAAACAAAGGCGTTGCAATGTTGTTGCAGCCGCTTGATACTAATGTCCCAAATGCCTTTCTTGCAACATTAAAAATAACTCAACAAGAAGTTCCTATTGTTTTTGAAACTGTTCCACAAGATACAAATCAAGATATATATTATGAATTAACAGGTACATATCCAATTATAAATGGTAATCACCAAGGAAACGTAACCAATCAAATTATTGGTTCTCAAGCTGCGGTCGTTGATTTAAATACATTTAATGTTAATTCAAATTTTAATGCTTTTGCTTGGGGTAATAACGTAGAAAGTTATAGAATTAGAGATGATTGGAATGCGTCTACTATGGAGTTTAGCCCTAGAGCAAATTCTACTATTGAAGGATACGAAGAACAAACTCTTGTTCAAGCATTAACTTACAGTGGTGTTTATCAACAAACTACAGCGATAAATAGACTTAATGAGTTTAATTTGTCACTTGGTAATTTTAAATATTTAGATAGATTTTTTGGTTCTATTGAAAAGTTGTATTCAAGAGATACAGATTTAGTGGTGTTCCAAGAAAATAAAATATCTAAAGTATTATATGGAAAGAATTTACTTAGTGACTCTGTAGGAGGAGGCACAATTGCTTCTATTCCTGAAGTATTAGGAACTCAAATTGCTTATACTGGAGAATATGGAATTAGTAATAATCCAGAAAGTTTTGCTATTTGGGGTAATGATATGTTCTTTACAGATACACGTAGAGGAGCAGTCCTTCGATTGGGTGATAATGGCTTGTTTGAAATATCTTCTCAAGGTATGAAGAACTGGTTTAAAACAAACTTAAAGGTTAATACTCAAAAATTAGGAATATTTGATCCTTATTTTGAACATTATATTT